CAAAGATAATGTTACGCATATTTTTTCTCAATGATTTCTTTCCAGTCTGGAACTCGGTCATACTGGTGCACCAAGGCAAAAGGAGTTCCTTTACTTGTGCATACTGTATTATCTACTAAAATTGGAGATTTGTCAACTAGTTTATCACCATATTTACCTGCAATTTGTGGACCTGTTGTACCTAGTTGTGCGGCCCAGCCGTCTTCACTCATGGCAAAATTAGTGATATCTTTATATGATTTTGTATTGATTAATATATTAAGAGCGGCCTGGTCTGGTCCACCACCACCTTCAATATGCGGACTTGTACCTTGACATACCATAAAGATATTCAAAAACAAATCGACCATAGTATCAAATTCACCAGAGATTGTGCCAGCATTAAAGATTAGGTTTTCTCGGTTAGCTGCATGAATAACAGGACCAAATGATTTGAGTAGGTTATTATCACCCCACGTTTCATCTTTATAATACATCGATTCACACGCTACATTGATTTTTTTATCGCCAAGGTTTTTTTCTAACCATGTAGATGGGTTTGTTTGAAAGACAACATCTTTAACATCCGTTGTAATGATGTTTCGATATTGGCCTTTGTGCTGATGGAGGAAGTGCCAGAGATGGAAGAATCTCTCGGTCATAATAGAGAAGTTTTCTCTATATTCTAGGCGTTTTTGCTCGTCATTCTTTTTGAAAGCGAAAATGGTGTAATCACGTTTAGTCAATTCTTCAGCTACATCATAACTAATGTTATAACATATCATAGCTTTAGTGCCTGTGAAACCAGACCTATCTAATGAATTAACCCAAGGTTTAATTTTGTCAAAATCATAACCCGTAATAAAACCAACCACAATATCTTTCATAATAACCTCACTAATATAAATTATTTATTCTTGCTAAAATCCTTAAACTTAACTATTTTGGACTGTCCGGGTGTATCTCTTTGATATGATTTTCTTAATGTATCTGTGCCGTCTTGTCCTGCGCCAGATTTAGAAAGAATATCAGGTTTGATATTTACAGCTTCACCGATACCACTTTTAAAATATTGTATGCGTCTTTCTTGTTTTGACACCCAATCTTGTGATGGTTTGCCTTCACCTTTGTAGTATGCTAAGGGTCTTTGTGTTGATTTAGAAACTAATGCCCATTTGCCGTTTACTTGTTTTAACATTACTTAACTGTCCTTATTGAACCATCTTCTTTAACAAAAAATGCTTCAAATTTAATATCTTCAAATTCTTTTTGTAGGTGTAAAAACATCTTTAGGTTTTCTAAAGAATCATCAAACAACCTTGCTCTTGAAAATTGTTTGGTATTTAGATAGTTACGGATAATCACCATTTTAGAAATAGCTGTGCTACGAATATCTTTAATCTTACCAGCTCTTTCGACACGAACTCGGTCAATATCAAAACCATATTTACGGAATGTATCTAAAAACTTTTCACGGTCATCAAAATCATCTCGTGCTGTTACAATGATAACTCGGCTTAACTCGTTGTTAGATGTATTCTTTAGAATGGCTTTGGCTTTTGCCATCATACCTTTTATAGGTTTAGATTCATTGTAGAATTTCTCTGCATCACGGAATTCTTTGAAATCGAATTCTTCACCATCTTTTAATTCATAGGTATTGAATGTGTGTGGTTCTAACCTTTTAACAACCTTCTTACCTTTTTTAACGGTGACACGAGCTGTTGTTTTAAACAAAGTATCATCTATATCAAATATGGTTAAACCACCATCTTTGAATTCTTCAGTAAGAAAGTTACGGAATGATTTCATTTTAATCTCGTGTTAGGTTCAATATCTTTTGAACTTGGGCTTCTAAAAGTGGTTTACGATTAGGCCATTTGATAATTGGTTGGTCAGATGTCTTAATCAACTTCATTAAAAATGGAAGAATAATCTTCTCAACTTCGATTAAGCGAGCTTTATATTCTTCAATAGTATCAGCCTTTTCAGAGATAACAGCGTTGTATTCCTCTTCATCGGTTGCTGTGAAGCCAAAATCATCTTCACCATATTCGGCCATGATAGCCGTTAAGTCGTATTTTTTATCATCCGCCATAAACGTTTCCTAGTAATGGTTGTAAATACTCTTTTAAGAATGTTGTTGAATGGATATTTGTTGATACACAATACCTTGTTCCTTCAAATTCTTTAGCTTTAACTTCGTGTTTAACATGACCTTCAAACATGTATAAAACACCATGCTCAATTTCAATCTCTTCATTATAATCTGTGAAATAAATTCCTGGTGCATCTTTAGGTGGGTTAACATAATACACACACGCCCAATGTGAAGGCCAATGGTGATGTGGTGTAGCAAATTCACCACTCTTATACTTTAAACCCCACATCGATTTGATAAATGGGTTTATAGGTCTGCCATATTTGTCTTGTGACGCTTTTATTGATAGTGTTTTAATGATTTCAGCTAGTTTATTAAATCCAGGTTCATTTGACATATTCCATTCGGTCATATCAGCTTTAACATTAGTGCTTTGGTTTTGTCTATCGCCTTGAGCTTCAATCACTTCAATAATCTGGCGATTCATTTCTTCATCATTAACTCTAAATTTTGCTACATAAACATTATCCATGATATTATTTGTCCCATGCTTTTTGAGCATTAAAATTCGCTTGGCTGAATTCTAATCGGTCAACCAATTTAACCGCATTACCTTGTAATTTATCTACTGCTACAAAACCTTCTGGATTTGTAACCTTAAATCCGTCATCTGTTCGTAAGAATGAACCAGTTACTTGTCTTAATTGTTGCAACTTCTTAATAATCATATTCTTTGCTTCAACTAAGCCGTTTTGCATATCGAATATCTTTTTTAATTCTGTTGCATTGGTACGGTAGAATCGCATCAACTCATTCTTCTCAGCAATTCTTTTCTTTTTGGTATCATCTCGTTTAGCTTCAATAATTTCTTTATTAAGTCTAGCTTCAATTGTCAATATCATTTCACGGACATGTTTAGTTGTATCTGTGATAACTTGTCCTGCTCTTACTTTAGAATTATTAAATGTTTTAATTTGTGTTAAGATAATACTATTTGTTGCAATCCTATTTAGCGTTGTAGAATTGACCGTTCTGAATAAATTACCAAGGTCGGATAAAATATAGGTAATATCTTTTGTTTCTTGTTCTGTGAATGAAGCGGTACCTGAAGCATCTATAAAGTATGCGTCACGGAACCAAACATCTCGTGTTGTAGCTAAATTATTGATATCAATGTTAAAAGAGGCCTTCATATCTTCTAATGATTTACCTGTATATGAAGTATGAAACACCACACCAATTTGTGCAGTTGTCATAATTTGTGCTAATTTAGAATCAGTAGGCACAGCATAAACAATCGTGTTTGGTTGGAATGTAATGTATTCAACACCATCAATGATATGAGGTTTCAAATCACCTTTAGTGAACATCATGTCGCCTTGTAAAACACCTTTGATACCAAGTTTTGGTAAGTAACGTAGTGCTACTTTGAGTTTCTTATTAAGACCTTCTGATGGATGGTTTGTGTCGATGTCCGCATCTGTGTAATTTAATTTAGCGTTCTTGTTAAAAACACCTTTAGTGCCAACAAAGAATTTGCCATTCTCTGGATTGATACCGCAAAATATAGCAGGTGCACCATCCCATTTTGTAGTAACATTTACTTTACTGTCTGAATGTCCTGCCAACATGTCTCGTAGTGAGCGAAGAAAGTTAATAGCATCTCGAGCACCAGCTACACCACGATTCAATACCTCGTCTTCGATGTGTTCAAGGTGAACATTTTTGTTTTCTTTTGATTCTGTTAAGTATTCTGTGAATTTCATTCTAATATATCTTTAAAAATGGACCGTTTTTACCGCCAAATTCTTTTTTGGCGCCGTAGTATAATGTTTTTAGCCATTCATCTAATTTACCAGCCTCTTCAATCTTAACCCAAGTATCTGCCCATCTTAAACCAATAAGTTTAGATGAGAATCTACCAGCTGAACTTCTAGTTTTGCCTTCTGAAATAATGGCGTTCTTAATTACTTCTTCAGCACCTTCTGTTTCTTTATTCTTCATCATAACTTTTAAGTTACCTAAATCGATAGGTTTTCCAGCAAGTTTTTTCTTTGATAAAGTCTTAATAAATTTAATCCAGTAATCAATATTCTTTTGAGTCCATTCACCGGGAGCATCAATATTTGGATCTTTTGATGCTGATGCTGGTCTATCTAATCTAAGCTTAGATAAAAAAGAATCTAAAGCTTCAGATGATACTTTACCAAGTTTAGCACCACCTGAGCGGCCTTTTGGTGTCAAATCAGTTTGCACCAAATTACGAGCAACCGAATATTGGAAGTTACGAGCTTGTCCATGAATTTCTTCATCACCAGCTTGAAAGTCAAAAGCAAATTCACCAGTATCAAATTCATAATCGTTTTTATGTCCAAAATCTAATAGACATCTACAAGAACCCGGAACAAGTTTAAACTTAACTGTTTTACCTTTACCGCCAGCGTTTGCAGGTTCTACTCTAGCATTTTTAGTGCTTTTTTTAATAGCTTTTAATGATATTGGTAATAGGTCGTATTCAGCAAGAAGACCTCTCATATAATCATTTAATGCTAATAGGTTATTATCTGCGTTTGAACCTTTGGTCAATTCTGTTATTCTAGCAACAATTGCTTTTTTCTTTTTAAGGCGAACCATGTAAATATCAGCAGGATCCCAACGGTCTTTGATAGTTACTCCACATTTCTTTTTAGCAATTGTTTCGATAAAGACCATGAACCCATCTTTCTCATCACGAGAATATTCATAACCTTTATTTCTTCCTAAGAATTCTTTTAATGCGATGGCTTGTTTCTCATAAGATTCCATCCATTCATTGTTCACGTTAGGATACACTTTTTTAACAGCCTTCGCTAGCGTAGCAAAGTCTTCTACACCCTTTTCGATGTATAGTTCTAAATAAACTTTTGAACCGTTTTCCTGTTTCTTGGTTTCAATTGCATTACCGGCCATCTGTATCTCCTGTGATAGTGTATTTATGCTAACACAGTTACCGTATAATGTCAAGTTCTTTGCCGGATGTCCAAACTTCGATATCCGTTCTTAATCTATTCTCCGCTTGTAATGATTCAAACCTTGTAGTTGCCTTGCGTTTCCACCAGTCTATAATCGTTTCCAGATGGTGTTTATCATAGTTTTCTTTATCAGGAATGAGTTTG